AGGCGAAGGAATTCCGATCCAAGTACAACCTAAAGAATTCAATCTCAAGAGAGATGCGTTCTTATCAGAAGAATCTGATAGTAGAGGAATTTAAAGAATTTCTTGAAGCTGATAATGATTTATTTAGAGTAGGTAGTCCTCCAAAAGAGGCATGTTTGAAAGAGATAGCAGACCTTATATATGTATGCTATCAATATACAGAGAATCAGGGTTGGAACCTTGATGAAGCTTTAAATAGAGTACATGAAAGTAATATGTCCAAACTCGATAAGGACGGTAAACCAATATATCGAGATGATGGAAAGGTCTTAAAAGGACCTAACTATAAACCACCTGATCTATCTGATTTAATTTGAAATGACTGCAAGTGTAATATCTCGCACAGGGCGGGTCCAATCATGGTTGGATAATCCTGAATCAAGACTACCAGTATCGTGTACCGTTTTCGTCGTAGAGGATTCTATGGAGGGAGAAAATGGAATCGAAGCGAGCTGGAGATACGTCTCACATGGACTCAGATTTGGAGCGGGAGTTGCGGTACATTTATCAAAGCTCCGTCCCAAAGGAGCTGAAAACGGAAAGGGTCTTACAGCTTCTGGCCCTGTATCATTCGCAAAAATCTACTCAACCTTAAATGAAACATTACGACGAGGCGGGGTCTACAAAAATGGCGCTGTGGTTTTGCATATGGACCTTGATCATAGCGACATCCTCGAGTTTATTACTACTCCGAGGAACGAGCTCCCCTGGGTCAAAAGGTGCGTGGACATTGATCAAGGAAAATGGCAAGACGCATCTAGTGAAATAAAAGAATCTCTACTATACGGAATCAAGTCAGGTGATATCTGGCTTAATAAAATAAAATACGACAACAAAGGAGAACGAATCTATGGTAACGTCTGTCTTGAGGTTTACCTGCCCTCACGAGGAACATGCTTGTTACAGCATGTCAATTTCGCAGCCTGTGAACTTGGAACCATCCCAGAGGCTTTCGCTGAAGGTATGTCCGAATTGTGCAGCCTCCATAGTAGGACAGGTGTCGGAGCAACTGGAGAATATTTGTCAAGTGATACCGACAGACAGGTTGGCCTTGGCGTCCTCGGGTTAGCGAATTTACTCAGACGTTATGAGATAACTTATGAGGAATTCGGTGATGCCTTAGAGGGTATTAATCTAGGACTTCCTGTTTCTGCTATGGCTGGCACTGTTGCTTGGGAAATTAAGCAAGGTGTTGAGAAAGCAGCACAAATAGCAAGAGATAATAATATGGTACGTGCCTTTGCTATAGCACCTACTGCCTCTTGCTCATATAGAAGCAAAGGTCTGGACGGATATACATCCACACCGGAAATAGCACCACCAATAAGCCGGACTGTCGATCGTGACAGCGGAACCTTTGGTGTACAATCTTATAATTATGGCGAAGTAGAAATCGCCAGTGAAGTTGGTTGGGAAACTTATAAGAAAGTTGCCGATCAATTCATGATACTTTTAAATAATACGGGACTTCTTCACGGGTACTCATTTAACTCTTGGTCAGATGTGGTAACCTACAACGAACAGTTTGTGGAAGAGTGGCTGCAATCACCGCAGACCTCCCTCTACTATTCCCTGCAAGTAATGGGCGACACACAAGATAAGACCGATGCGTATGCTGCATTAGATCAGGCTGAAGTCGATGATTACTTACAGGATATTCTCGGAAACGAGTCGATAACCTGTGACTGTCAAGAATAATGAGAACACATCCTTATGATAAATTACTGGACCGTAAACGCAAATGGTCCCCCGTAAAACCCACCGTCGGAGTATTGAAAGATGGATCAGAAGACGTTATTAGGCGTGCGCTATCTGCACGTCATCTGGAGCTACCAGTGGGTGCCTTTATTACGGAAGCACTTGAAAAAAATGTTCCCGATAACGCTAGAAAACTACTAGAGGACAATGTTAGAGATGAAGAAAGGCATGATCTTGCCCTCGGATACTATGCAGACGCCTTTGGTACAAATGAAATTGAAGAAAAAGAGGGGAAGTTAATTAGAGATGCATGGATTGCACACCCTGATCATACAATTACCAAAGCTTTGGTCGCAGAACGGGCCATCTTCTTCGTTCTACTCCCTTTCTTTAGGTTTAATGGGGATGCTGCTCTTCGCACTTTATCTGCCGATATCTCCAGGGACGAGCAGATCCACGTCGGAGCTAATTCTCTTGTATGTACTGAGTTGGGCTTATCTCCTTCTCCTTCTTTGGATAAACTTAGGAAAGCCACCATTAACTGGATTCTTCAACCTCTAGGTATAAATACTTACGATAAATATTTGAACAAAAAATTCTGGCTAGATGCTAGTGATCGATTAATGTATGAAGGCAAAGCGCCTGAATTTTCTGAGACACAACGTGCCAGGATGCCCGCCTTTTTTGAACATGCAAATACAAACCTCCCACAGTACGCTTGAACCTATCTTAGGTCCGAACGTTCAATCACTCTTAGTAGAAATGGAGGAAAAATTTCCACCCTTTACACCTCATCCTAAAGAAGAGTTAAACACCATTATGTATAAAGCAGGTCAACGTTCTGTAGTTGAGTGGTACAGAAGTAGACTTGAAGAATAATGAAAGCTCGTCTTGTACTCCCAGAAGATGTACATATTATATGGGATGAAGTCAAACCTTTAATCGATAAAGCACTTGACAAATCTGATGAAGCATATAATTCATCTGACTATTTAGATTTAATTCTAGATGGTACGTGTGTTTTATGGATAGGTATAGATGACAATGAAATTAGATCAGCTTTAGTATGTGAAGTAGTACAACTCCCACGTACTAAAGCATTGGAAATACATGTTTGGTCTACTAAATCTGGTTATGATTTCGAACCATGGATGAATCACTTTGATTCCATCGAGGATTTTGGTAGAGACAATGGATGTACTATCATTGAAGTGACGGTAAGAAAAGGTCTTGCCAAAAAATTAAACTGGAAACACAACTATTCATTACTAACTAAAAATATTTAGGTACATAATTATGGGAAGACGTAGGAGACGCGCACCGGACCCAGGTCCAAGCGCCGAAGAAGCCTCAAGAGCTGCACGTGAACAGGCAGCTAGAGATGCTGCCGCAATGCGTTCAGAAAATGAAAGGAACATGGCAGTCATGCAAGCAAAATTAGATGCTGTACAAAAAGCATCAGCATATAGTCCTAACATGAGAATAGCTAGCACTCAAGGTGACTTAGGTAAAGGTCTAAGTCGGACCGCTTCTAATAGAAAGAAGAAGAGAGCTATGAGAACTAGAGATACAAGAATAGCATTAGATCCATCTGCAACAGGAGCTGCAACAGGCTCTGGACAAGTTAACGTATAACTTTAAGTAAATGCAAAACGCTCGCACAAGATACGATAGACTTACGAGGCACCGTACACAGTTTCTTGACGTAGCTGTTCAATGCTCTAAGCTTACACTTCCTTACCTCATACAAAACGATGAGGGACGGACATCACATATTAAACTAGATACACCTTGGCAATCAGTTGGTTCTAAGTGTGTAGTAACTTTGTCAGCAAAATTAATGCTGGCACTACTACCTCCACAGAGTACTTTCTTTAAGTTCCAAATCAAAGATGAGAAATTAGGTACAGAATTACCTGCAGAGGTTAGGTCTGAACTTGATATTAGTTTATCTAAATTGGAACGTATGGTCATGGATTCTATAGCTGCATCCAGTGATAGAGTAACCATACACCAAGCGATCAAGCATCTAGTTGTAGGTGGTAACGCCCTATTGTTTATGGGTAAGGAAGGTATTAAGCATTATCCATTGAACCGCTTTGTCGTAGAACGCGATGGCAACGGCAATGTAATTGAGATCGCAACTAAAGAAGTAATTAATAGACACCTTTTACCCCCTGAACTCTTAGAGTTAGAGTCAACACCTAATCACGCTGGTGATGTAGGAGGTGGTATAGGTTCTAGGAATGAAGAAGATGTTGATGTTTACACTTGTGTTAAACTCAAAGGAAATAAATGGGTATGGCATCAAGAAGCATTTGATAAGCTCATCCCAGGATCACAAGGCAAAGCGCCTAAGGACGCTAGCCCATGGTTGGTACTAAGATTCAACTCAATTGACGGCGAGAATTACGGACGTGGTAGAGTAGAGGAATTCCTTGGCGACTTCCGATCACTCGAAGCACTCTCTCAGGCACTCGTAGAAGGGTCTGCAGCCGCTGCAAAAGTAATCTTTACAGTATCACCCTCAAGTACAACTAAACCTGCTACAATCGCTCAGGCAGGCAACGGAGCAATCGTCCAAGGGCGACCAGATGACATCGGTGTTATCCAAGTGGGTAAGACTGCTGACTTCGCTACCGCTGCTAACATGGCTCAGCAATTGGAAAGGAGGTTACTAGATGCTCACCTTGTTTTAAATGTAAGACAAAGTGAACGTACTACAGCAGAAGAGGTACGCCTCACACAACTAGAACTCGAACAACAACTCGGTGGATTATTCTCACTGTTAACTGTTGAGTTCTTGATACCATATTTGAATAGAAAATTATTAGTTCTACAAAGGACTGGTGAACTACCTAGAATCCCTAAAGATCTAGTCAACCCTACAATAGTAGCAGGTATAAATGCATTAGGTCGTGGACAAGATCGTGAAAGTTTAACACAATTTATTACAACCATTGCACAGACAATAGGACCAGAGGCTATTATGTCTCTTCTAAATGCTGATGAAGTTGTTAAACGATTAGCAGCTGCACAAGGTATTGATGTATTGAATCTTGTTAAATCTATGGATCAACAGAATGCAGAACAGCAACAACAACAACAATCTGCTGCACAACAATCCTTAGTAGATCAAGCTGGTCAGTTTATAAATTCACCAATGGCTGATCCTACAAAAAATGAAGACGCACCCGAATTAGTAGAAGATGTCACCAACCAAATCACAGAAGCCGACTAGACCTAAACGTATACCGGCTGATAAACCAAAGACTCAGATGAAACCTTTGCCTAATCTTAGGTCATCTGAAGTAGCAAAACCCACCTCTTTCGATACCACACAAAACAAATACGCTGAAGCACCTAGAGTAGGTGAACCTACAATTGAAGCTCCGGGCGGATTAGTAACAAACGTTGGTCTTGGAAAGTTAGAAACAGTAACAAATTATGGCAATCAACCTGACGTATGATCCTAGCGGTGATCCAGAGACTATAGAATCTGAAGATCAAAGAGATGCAGAGTCATTAGAAGTTGGAGAAAAGTTAGCAGAAGCACAAGACGAACTTCTAGCTGGTAAATATAAAGACGCAGAAGAACTTGAAAAAGCTTACATTGAATTACAAAAGAAACTTGGATCTTCGGAGGAGGAAACTGAAGAGGAAGATAATGAATCAGAGGTAGAGTCTGAAGAAGAATCTGATAAAGAGTGGATGGAAGAACCTGCAGCTCAAGCAATACTACAAGCATCAAGTGAATTTGATGAGAGTGGTGAGATAACTCCTGAAACAATGGAAGCTCTCAGTCAAATGGATAGTAAAGATTTAGTTGAGATGTACACCCGCATTCAAAACGAAGCCCCTCCATTAGATGTAGCTCCTGAATCAATCCCATTAACTAGTGAAGCTGTAAGTAATATACAAAATGCTGTTGGTGGTGAAGATTCTTATAAACAATTGATAGGGTGGGCTAAGGATAACTTTACTCCACAAGAAATACAAGCATATGATCAGGCTTTAGAGACTGGTAATATGGATTCAATTAACTTTGCACTACAAGCCTTGTACTACAGATATAATGATTCTGTAGGTTACGAAGGTGAGATGGTACAAGGTAAAGCAGCGACAACATCTGAAGGATTTAGAAGTCAAGCAGAAGTTGTACGTGCGATGGGTGATCCCAGGTATGAGAATGACCCTGCCTATCGTGCTGATGTATATGAAAAACTCGAACGTTCAAACATTCAATTTTAATTATGCCTAAAGGTAAAGGAACCTACGGTTCACAAAAAGGGAGACCCCCTAAAAAATAACTATTCTTAAGGAGATCTAAATCATGGCAAGAGGAGACGCATCATGGAGTGTAGAAGGTTACAACCATGCACATGGTGTTGGTAACAACAATGTTGTTTACAATGTAGAAACAGCAGGTGATAGATGGTTCATTCATGGTTATAACCAGAATCTTAATAACTCTACACTTAACGATAAACTAAATGATTACGGTGTTGAGTCCGTAGTCTCAGTAGCAAATGCATGTCCAGGTAGTCCTGGATGTTAAATTTTATTATCAAGATTTAATGACAACACTCTCAGTACAAAAATCCCCACTTCAAAATTGGGATGAATTTTGTGACTGGGTAACGAGTACCGACAACCGCCTCTATGTGGGGTGGTTCGGTGTACTTATGATA